AACAATTGGTGGGCTTTACCTAAAGATATTCAAAAGAAAATAATGAGAACTAAACTTAATAGTAATGAGTTTAAATATTTTAGAACTGCAGAAGGATCTTTATAATGGCATTAAATACTTACACAACTTTAAAAACAGCAATAGCAAACTGGTTAAATCGTTCTGATTTATCAGATGAGATATCTGGTGATTTTATAAAACTGGCAGAAGCTGATTTTAATGCTAAGTTAAGAATTAGACAGATGGAACAGATTGATACTATGACTATTGATTCTGAAACTGAAACTGTGCCTACAGGATTTATTTCTGTAAGATCATTTTATCTCTTACTATCTAGTGTTAAATATCCACTAGAATATATTACACCCCATAACTTATTTGAAATAAGAGGTGGCTCCAGATCTGGAAGACCACGTTCTTATACGATTGAGGCAGATAATGAAACTGAACACTTCAGATTTGGTCCTAGTCCTGATACTACTTATACTGGCTACTTATCATATTATAAAAATTTTGATCCTCTTGTTCCAGGAACCAATGCTTCTGGAGAGAATACTTCCAATTATATTTTAACTAACCATCCTGGAATCTATCTGTATGGTAGTCTTTATCATGCATCCAATTTTATTGGTGGAATAGATCCAGATCAAAAACAGAATTGGTTACAAATGTATATCGCAGCATTAGAACGATGCGAGAACAACGACAGACAAGATTCATACGGAGGAGCACCTGTTGCACAAAGAACAGATGTTCAAACCGATCTATCATTTTATAGGAACAGATAATGCAAGTACCTTTTGGAGAATGGCTACCTGATTTACCTGATCATTTAAATAAGGGAGCTACAACTGCAACGAATGTATTTCCTGCAGCTGTCAGTTATAAACCATTTAAAACATCAGCAGTTAAATCTAATGCTTTAGACGGACAATGCTTTGGTGCATTCTCAACTAAGGATAATGATGGTAATGTTTATACCTTTGCAGGTGATGCTACCAAACTATATAAATTATCAAACGATACATTCTCTGCAGTCAATAAATCTGGTGCTACCTATACTTTAGGTGCTTCTAATTTATGGTTCTTCTCTGCTTTTGGAACAACAGTAATTGCATCTAACGGAGTTGATGCACCACAAAAATTTGTAGTGGGTACTTCTTCCTTATTTGCAGATCTAGGTGGATCTCCACCTGTGTTTACTTATTCTGCAGTCATAAGAGATTTCTTAGTAACAGGAAGAACAAATTCAGTTAAGAATAGAATTCAATGGTCAGGCATTAATGATGTTGAAACCTGGACAGCAGGAACGAAACAATCTGATTCTCAGGATCTTGCCGATGGTGGTGAGATTACTGGTGTAACAGGGGGTGAGTATGGTTATGTATTTCAAGAAAACCAGATTACTCGTATGGACTATGTGGGAGGAGCAACTGTATTTAGACTTTCAGTAATCTCAAAGAACAGAGGTTCTGTGTTTTCTAAAGCAATAGCTCATATAGGTAAACGGGTATTCTTTTATTCACAAGATGGTTTCTTTGAAATAGATGGTGAAAATGTTAAAGCTATCGGAGAAAATAAAATTAACGATACCTTTAAAGCGGATCTAGCGGCAGGTTACGAACAAAATATTATAGGAGCTATAGATCCCATTAATCACTTAGTGATTTGGTCTTATCCGAATACAGATGCTACAACAGGAATACAAAATAGATTTCTTATTTATAACTATACAACAACAAGATGGTCTATTGTTGAATTATCTGCTCCAATGATCTTCACACAATTTTCTGAATCTTACACTTTAGAAATGTTGGATGATGTTTATGAAAGTTTGGATGATCATACGATTTCATTTGATTCTAGATACTGGACTGGTGGAATAGTTACCTTTGGTGGATTTGATTCAGATAATAAACTTATAGATTTTTCTGGAGCTAACTTAGCAGCAACAATTGAAACAGGTGAAATTGAACCTGCACCAGGAAAACGATCAACAGTTACTGTAGTTAGACCTTTGGTAGACGGAACCTCTACTGCAAGAGTAACCAGTAGGGCACGGATAGCAGATTCAGCAACAAGCACAAGTTACAGTTCTTTACGAACAAACGGAGATATCCCTGTAAGATCTACAGGAAGATATCATAAAATAGGAGTTGCTATGGCAGCCGCTGCATCATGGAGTGATGCTCAAGGCGTAGACTTAATAGCAGTTTCAGCAGGAAACCGATGAGTGATATACACGATTTAGATAATATAAGATTTGCATTTACAGAAAGTGAATTCTTCCAACGAGAAGTTGAAAGAGCTGTGAATGATATGATATATAAAAACAACCAAGAAAATGACAAAGCATTTGCTTGGTTTATGGGAGGATAATAAATGGCAGGAACATATGTAGGAATGTATGATACCACAGCTGCAAACAATACAGCTACTGGTACAAGTTCAGTTAGTATAGCTGAAGGAATGGCTCCATCTAATGTCAATAACGCTATGCGTGACATTATGGCGGATGTTAGACAATGGTATAATGCAGCTGAATGGATTGAATATGGAGATGGTGCAGGAACCTATACGCCCGCTTACGCATCAGGAACAAGTTTTACAATAGCAAGTGTTAATGTAACTACTCCCTATCATGTTGGTAGAAGAGTTAAAGCTGTAGGATCATCTACAGGAACGATCTATGGATCTATTACTGCTACTTCTTTTTCAACCAATACAACAATTACAATTTCTTGGGATTCAGGATCTCTATCTAGTGAAACCCTAAAAATTTATATTGGTATTGTAAGTGCATCAAATACTTCACTACCAGAAACTACTTCTATTACTGGAGATTACACATTAGATGTTTCAGGAGATATTATTCTTGATGCAGATGGTGGCGATATATTCTTTAAAGATGGTGGAACTACTTTTGGAAGTGCAACCAATACATCTGGTAACTTAATTATTAAATCTGGAACAACTTCTGCATTAACAATGTCAGGAGCCAATGTATCAGTTGCTGGAGATTTAACTATCTTAGGTGATGACTTGACAATGGCAACTAATACTTCAGGAGCAATTCTTGTTGCTGATGGAACGAATTATAATCCAGCTGTAGTATCAGGAGATCTTGCAATTGGAACTACTGGTGTTGCTGCTATTGGATCTGGAGTAATTGTCAATGCAGATGTTAATTCTTCGGCTGCTATCGTTGATACCAAATTAGCTACAATTTCTACAGCAGGTAAAGTCGATATAGGAGCATTAGAGATAGATGGAGCATCCGAAATGAGTGCTGGCATTGTTGATGCCGATTTATTTATTATTGATGATGGTGCAGGCGGAACAGAAAAATCTTGCTTAGCATCTAGAATTAAAACATATATAGGTACTGGTGCTGTAACAGCATTAAATAATGCAACAGTAAATGAAATTGTTACAGTTGGTGCAACAACTACAGAATTAGAAGCAGAAGGAAATTTTACTTATGATGGAAATGATGCAGCTCTAACCAGCAGCACTTCAAATAAACCTGTTGTAAATGTTACAAATACTAATACAGACGCTAATGGAGCAATCCTTAAATTTATAAAAGATGCAGGCGAAGCTGGAGCAGCAAATGATATATCAGGACTTATCTCATTCTATGCTGATGATGCTGGACAAAATAATCAAGAATTTGGAAGAATTACAGGTAGAGTTGTTGATGCCACAGCAGGTGGCGAAGAAGGAGCCTTAGACTTTTATGTAGCTGAATACGATGGAACAGTTACAAAAGGTATGGAGATAAAAGGATTAGCTAGTGATGGCAATATCACAGTTGATGTTTCTACACATGATGGAGCAGCAGGTGGTTTGATGTTAGCTGGAACTTTAGTTACTTCAACAGCAACAGAATTAAATTTAATGGATGGGGGAACAACTGCAGGAACAACAGCAGTTGCTTCTGGTGATGGTATTGTTACCAATGATGGTGGTACAATGCGTCAAACAACTACTGCCACATTTGATACTTATTTATCTGGTTCAACACAAACTTTAACTAATAAGACTTTAACAGCTCCTAAATTTGCTGACGCTGGTTATATTGCAGATGCAAGTGGAAATGAATTAGTTATATTACAAACAACTGG